AGCTTCGCTCTTTGTATAGTATAGTTTTGGAGGATGTGGTATCTTATAAACTGTTATTTTATTACCTTTTGCATCTGTAGAATTTTCTAAAACGTCCATTGCTGCCAAAGAACGCATTTCTTGTTCTTTATCTTCACATTCAGCAGTTCCACAACCCTTTGGCCAAGTTAGCATAACTTTTCCAATTCCAGCAAATACACACATATTATCAACGTGTCCATTTGTATCTGTATCGTGAAAAACACCATAAGGTAGCCATATAATTTTAGTTAAGTTTAAATAATTACATAAATTATTTGCTATTTGAGCTTTAGTTAAATTTTTATTTCTATTTGGATTTAAAAGACATTCTTCAGTAGTAACAAGAGTTCCTTGTCCATCAACACTAAATGAACCACCCTCACATACAAAGTCAAATTTTTTATAAATTGGAACAGATAAAAACCCACTAATTTTAACAGCAACTAAAGCATCCTTATCGTGTTCTATAGTTTTTGGGTTTCCCCATCCATTGAATTTCCATCCAACACTTCTCATAAATCTGTTTTTTCCTACAGATTTGATTAAAAATGTAGGTGCTATATCTCTTAACCAATTATCATCACTATCAAGTTCATCTACAAAAATATTTGCGCAATCTTTAAAACGTTCATACGCTTCTTTCCAAACAGACGGTTGAGCAACTATATGAACAATTTGATATTTACTAATAATACGAGCACATTGTTCAATTGCGAGTTGCGCTCCTTTTAATCGAAATGTGCCAGGATTACTTGGCCATCCTAACCATGTAGCACTTTGTTTTTCAAACTCTGAAGGCATATAATAACCATCTTTTTTAGGGGTGGTTAAACTCTGTGTAGAGCTATTTTTGCTAATACTATTTTTTCGCGTTTTTTTATGTAACATATTTATATAAATATACTTTTAAAAAAATAAAATTGAAAGTTTAATATATATTTTACATTATTTCAAATTGATAAAGTAAAATGTTTTATTGTACTCCTTGTAATTGTTTAATGTATTGTGCTTGTATAAATATCATAATTATTGTTATATTTATGATATGTGCGTTGTATGATTTTGGTAGCAATTTTGATGAAGATGGAAATTTAAGATTAAGTAATCAGCATCTGCGTGGTATGTATATTGAAGATATTGTAGATGACCGCTACAATAAAATACGCGATGTTGTTATTGAAAATGCGGTTAAAGGAAAAACTAATGTTGATTTTACAATTATGTGTATTCGTAACCAACATACGATTTGCGACAACTATGATGGTTACCAAGAATGGTGGAGACAGTATATTTTAAGAAATGGCGGCGAAGTTATTCCAAAGAATAATATTCAATCAGAACAAATTAAAATACGTATTATACAAAAAATACAACACTCGTTTCCAGGTAGCAATATTACAAAAACTTTTAAGAACTGTTGCGATGCCTACAATATAACTTGGTAAATTAATGATTTAAAGTGCTTTTCAAAAAAGAAAGCAGTTTTTATAAAAGCACTTGTAGTTTTGCTCCACTTTTCTTAAAAGTGGATTACCATTTATTTGCCTTTTTGACACTGATTTTCTGTCCTGCGCCGCGTTTTTTAACCGAATTTGGGTCATATTGCTCCTCTTCGTCCTCATCCTTCATTCCTTTCGATAATTCCCAGAACTCTTTTGACCCTAATCTGAAGTCACCGTGACTATCGGCTTTATACCAGAAGACCTGGTCGTGTAACTTATTGGATTTCGAGTTATTATTTATCACCAAACACTCATAATTTTCGGTACATTGGTCCATCACTTGACAAAAGCTCTCAAATGTTGGAAACATACCGGCATAGTTCTCATATATTCTTTTTCTATTTGCGATATAATTCTCTCGAAGAATAAAAACATAATCTATGTTGGTTCTCAGTGTGGGCGGAATGCCGAGCGGATATTGCATTGTGATGACTAGCATCACCTTCCAATGTCTCCCGTTCATAAAGAGTAAGCGCATCATTTTATCACGTGTCCAAGTCGCATCATATAAGCAGTCATCTAAAATGACAAATGCTCGAGGGTCGATAGTGCTGCGTTTATATGTTTCCATCTCCTTTTTAATTTGTTTCAACACAGTACGCTGTCGTTTCAAAATGTTTTCAATAATCGCCGTATTGTATTCATTATGTACGAACAATTTGGGCACCATTTTTGCGTAAAAACCGTTACCTTCTTCAGTTCCCGAAATAACGGTGCCTATTGGGATTTCTTGTTGATAAAAAAGTAGATCTCGGACCAAAAAGGATTTGCCGGTGTCACGCTTTCCGATTAATACAACGACAGGACCTTTGTTTTCATTGGGCTTAAAACTAATACTTTTCATATCGAATTTTTTTAATTCAAGTGTCATATATTATAACGTATAAAATTTTAAATACAATATAAAACGCAATTGATTCTCTCTTAATATAGTTTATAATTTGATATTAAGAGAGAAAATACTTTCAAAGAATAATAAGTTAAAAACTCATATAATTTATATATTAAATACCTAATAATGATAAACGTAAATTATCAGAAAAGGAAGAACACAGAGCTTTTTAAAAGTTTAGAGAAACCATCATCTTTGTTTCTCTCTAAAACACAAAATTATATACCAATTTATAAAAGATTTTTGGAGTTAAATGAAACCAATTACAATAATGTAAACTTGAATCACAAATGGTACATTTCATCGGTAAATGATCAATACGATATTGAAGACAGTAAATTGTATAATTGTCGCATTAAAAATATAAATAATAATTCAAAAACAAAAGACAAGGATATATTTTTCAAAATGGCTCCATTGTTAGATCCGTTTAAATATCTAATAGGAAAATACAATAATGATGATAAAATTTTGAATCTACCAAGTATTAATTCGGATGAAACATATTGTAATAGTAAATTGCTGGATTTAAATAATTCGGCATATGTTGATGGATTATTTTTATTTCTCTCAAGTAATCTTATTAGTGAACATAATTTCCAACACGGTGTAGATTACTATGGTTCATTTTTAGCTATTAAAAATAATTTCACGTTAAATGTTTGTGATGACATAGATTACTTGAATAATTCGGATTTTTTTAATAAAAACAAGAATGTTCTATTTAAAATTGATGATTATGAACATTTATTTCAGTTTCAAAATGAAGACACTAAATTAAAACCACTAAAAATAGAACATAATTTATCATTAAAATCAAATATGTCTATTAAATCGTTTGATAATGAAGTATTCGAAGATATGTTTAGTGACGATAATACAATCGTGAATTTAGAAGACTTAAAAGGTAATTATTCTGAACTAATTGATATAACTAATTCAAATTTGTCAAATGATAATGACAATAAAGTTACATTAAAATCAAACTCAACTTGTTCTTCAAGAACATCTTACACAGTTGACGGTGAAACCGATCCACTTTTAGATCCACTTTTAGAAAAAGTGGAGGAAAATAGTTTAGAGGAAGTAAATGAGTTAGAAGAAGTAAATGAAGAGCAAAGCGAAGAAGCGGATGAGTTAAAAGAAGCCGACGATACGCAATGGGAAGACGAAGAGTCAAACGCAAGTGAAACAGACGATGATAGTTTTGAAGAAGAAGTGATAAACGCAACTATACCGCAATTCCCAGTTCAAGTTATTTGTATGGAATATTGTGAAAATACATTTGATGATTTAATATTATCATCCGATTTAAAAGAAGAAGAATGGTTTTCCGCTTTTATGCAAATAATAATGATTTTAATAACATATCAAAAGACCTTTTCTTTTACTCACAATGATTTACATTCAAATAATGTAATGTATAATCATACTGACAAAAAATTTCTTTATTATTGTTACAAAAAACAGATTTATAAGGTGCCAACTTTCGGCAGAATCTATAAAATTATCGATTTCGGTAGAAGCATTTACAAATACAATGGTAAACTATTTTGCAGTGATAGTTTCCAAATTGGCAACGATGCTGCCACGCAATATAATACAGAGCCATATTTTAACGAGAAGAAGCCGCGATTGGAACCCAACTTCAGTTTTGATTTGTGTCGACTTGCTTGCTCTATTTTCGATTATGTTGTCGAAGATATGTCCGATGTTAAAGACCTTAGCAAATGTGACCCCGTTCAGCGTCTGGTAGTAGAATGGTGTCTCGATGATAAAGGTATTAATATGTTATATAAAAATAACGGACAAGACCGATATCCCGATTTCAAATTGTATAAAATGATTGCTCGCTGTGTTCATAATCACACTCCACAAGCTCAATTAGAACGACCCGAATTTAAGGCATATGCTAATTTTAAAGGAACTGTACCAAATGATGTTATAGATATTGACAAAATACCTATTTTGGTTTAGATTTTAGGTTTAGACCTTTTATTTCATAATTAGTAACTTTTTCATTAATATTATAATTTATATTATTAATGAATGATTTTGGTTTTATTATTACAAGACACGTTAATTCGGAATTAACCAATAAATATTGGAA